CCAGTCAAGACTCAAGTCATTGGCATGGCCACCCCTGAAACAGAACAACAAGCATCACGCGTTCAAGAGTTCATGAACTATCAGCTCATGCAAGTGATGCGTGAGTATGACTCTGAAACAGATCAAATGTTGTTCTATCTACCACTGAGTGGTTCAGCTTTTAGAAAAGTATATTACGATCAAAACTTAGGCAGAGCAGTTTCTAAGTTCATTCCAAGTGAAGACTTGATTGTTCCTTATGGAGCAACTGATTTACACAGCGCGACAAGAATCACTCATGTGATTAACATGTCGATGAATGAAATACGCAAACTGCAACAAATCGGTTTTTATCGTGATGTAGATCTAAACTATGGCAGCGTTAATCCAGATGAAACGGATGAGATCCAAGAAGAGATCGATAAGTTACAGGGCGTTGAGCCTAGCTATTCAGACGATGATACTTGTCAAGTCTTTGAGTCCCATGTCGAGTTAGACATACCGGGCTTTGAGGATATGAATGCCGAAGGTGAAGAGACAGGAATTAAACTTCCATACATCGTCACCATGGCCAATGGCAAAGTATTGTCTGTCAGAAGAAACTACAAAGAGAATGATCCGTTAAAAGAACGCATCAATTACTTTGTGCATTACAAATTTTTACCAGGCCTAGGATTCTATGGTTTTGGTTTAACCCACATGATCGGAGGCTTGTCAAAAGCCTCGACCTCTATTCTGCGTCAGCTTATTGACGCTGGTACTTTATCTAATTTACCAGCTGGCTTTAAGGCTCGTGGAATCCGTATTCGCAATGACGATCAACCTTTACAGCCAGGTGAGTTCAGAGACATGGACGCTCCGGGTGGAAGTTTGCGAGACGCCTTTGTACCGTTACCGTTCAAGGAACCTTCTCAAACTCTCCTCTCTCTCCTGGGAATCCTTGTTGATAGTGGTCGGCGTTTCGCATCTATTGCTGATATGCAAATCGGTGATGCGAATCAAAATGCGCCAGTCGGTACAACGGTTGCTCTACTTGAGCGTGGCACAAGAGTTATGTCTGCAATCCACAAAAGATTGCATGCATCTCAAAGAATTGAGTTTGAAATCTTATCTAAGGTTTTCGCTGAATACTTGCCACCTGCTTATCCGTACAACACAGCCAATGGTAATCAGACCATCAAGGCTGTGGACTTCGATGAGCGTGTAGACGTCTTACCAATATCAGATCCAAATACTTTCTCTATGTCTCAACGAGTCATGATGGCTCAAGAGTTATTGAGAACAGTACAAAGCAATCCAGAGATTCATGGACCCAATGGTATTTATGAAGCTTATCGAAGAATGTACGCGGCCATGGGAGTGCAAAACATTGAACAGTTATTGCCACCCCCTCCACAGCCACAACCTATGGATCCTGCAAGTGAGAACGCAGGGCTGATTACAGGATTGCCCCAACAAGCATTTATGGGACAAGATCATGATGCACACATTAATTCACACATGTCTTTGTATAGCACCATTACTGCTCAATCAAATCCAGCAGTTTTATCTTTAATACAAGCACACGTTTATCAGCATGTTTCATTTAGAGCTGCTGAAATAGTAGATCAACAAAATGCTCAGAACCCTGAGTTCCAAATGATGATGCAACAAATACAACAGTTGCCACCAGAAGTCTCTATGGGTTACCAACAACAACTGCAAGACTCTGTGGCTCGTGATGTAGCAGCAGTGGTTTCTCAGTTGATGCAACAGATCAATCAAATGTTTATGCCACCTCCACCTATGCCAGATCCATTGGTTGAGTTAAGAGGCAAAGAGCTAGACATTAAAGCTGATGATGTACAACGCAAACGTGAAGAGTTTGTACAGCGTCAACAGTTTGATGCAATGAAAGCAATGCAAGGCAATGAACTTGCAGAGCAAAGGTTACAAATTCAAAAAGAAATTGCTATGATGAAAGATGCAATTGCTCGTGAAAGAATCGAGCAGCAAAATCAATTTAAAGCAATGGATATCATGCGAGGCAACAAATGAGTTCAGTTAGACAAAAAATGACAGCAGTCAATAAAGCTGCAATGAAAGAAGAAGAGGCAAAACTAAATGGCAATCAACCGATCATCAATGAGAATGCAAATATCGACATCGACAAGATCGCCAAGAAGGCGGACAAAGATGCAGACAAGGTCCTTGCGAAAGCAGCCAAGACGGTTAAATCTAAAGCCAAAAAGTCTAAGCCTGTCGCTAAGGCTAAGGCCAAGGTAGTTAAGAAAAAGTAATGCCCTTAAAAAAAGGTAGCAGTCGTAAGACAATTTCTGCTAATATAAGTGAATTAATGGGCAGTGGCAAAAAACAAAAAACTGCCATTGCAATTGCTCTACAAGCAGCAAGAAAAAAGAAAGGTAAAAATAATGGAAAAAGTAAAAGGCGTTAAGACAAGCGTAAGCATCAAAGACCAAGGCACTGTTAACTACAAGCAAGTAGAAAGCGTTCCTAATCCTGGTGGACCAAAACCATACGGTGCTGGTAAATCTCGTGGCGGCGGAGCTGCTTTAAGAGGCACTAAGTTTAGCGGAGTTTCCTAAATGTCAATTCGTGATGCTTTAACTGCACCAACAGGCGTGCAGAATCAGATGGTTGGTCAACCTTCTAGAGTACCTGGGTACTCTCAAGGCTTAAGCCAAGCACCTGGCCAGATGGCATTACCACCAGAACCTATGCCCATAGGCAGACCTACAGCAGTTGTAGGTGGTCCAGCATACTTTACTCCTCAAGGCTACAATGCCCCACCTCAACCCACAGAAGCTTTCATGCCAACTGATAGAATGCCAGATCCAATTGGGCAACAGTTCATGCGTCAAATGCAATCTCCTATGGGTCAACAGTTTCAACAACAGTACGAAGCAACTCAAGCTCCAATAAGAGAAGCTGAGATGGCACAGCGTGCTGAAGAGCAGGCAGCTCAAGATACTAGATTCCAAGAAATGATGGATCGTATTGCAGAGCTAGAAGGTCAGTTGGCTACACCTGAACCAGCTCCAACGCCTGGCCCAGATCCTTATGTACCAGGCGGTCCTTTTCCGGGAATACCAGATTTTATAAGAGACTTAGATTTTAGTAATATCCCCGGCTTATCAAACTTTGATTACGATGACATCATGCGTCAATACAATGACAGAATAGAAATGGGTGAACCAGAGCCAATCGATAGTTTCTTGCCTGATCCTAGAGATCTTCCTCCAATAGGGCTTAATCCACCACCAAGTGGTTTTGAAGGCAGAGTAACAACTATGCCAGTTGCAGATCCAGTGCGTTTTGTTCCGCCTGTAATGCCTAGAACTAACATACCTAACATACCAAACATACCTAATATAGATTTTTCAAGCTTACCTAAGTTTGAAATGCCAGAAATTACAAAACCAGTGGTTGGCGGGAGACCAATGATTCCAAGTTTTGGAAACATTAATTTGAGATAAACATTACATAGGCAGGAGAGAGCCATGGATAGCGTAAAACTTGCGGAGTATTTTTTTAAGACTCTGCGCAAAAGAGAACAGGATTTAGTTGACAGTCTTTCAGCAGGGAATGTACAATCCATGGAAGATTACAAATATCATATGGGTGCGTTATCGGCGGTTCGCTCACTCATAGATGATTTAAAAGAAACGCTGCATATGGATGATATCGATGAATGACAAAGTCGCAGAAAATATAGAAGAAAAAGAAGAAGCCTCATCAGAACTTGATCATGCTTTCGTAAAAGAAGAAGCAAGAGTTCTAGACCCCAAACTACTAAACAAATCATTGTTAGACAGAATGCCAACTCCAAGTGGATGGCGTATTCTTGTGCTACCTTATAGAGGTAAGGGCGTTACTGAAGGCGGTATTCAACTTGTTAAAGAAACCATGGATAGAGAGTCTCTATCCACAGTGGTTGCTTACGTTTTAAAGGTTGGTCCTTTAGCTTATAAAGAAACAGAAAAATATGGGAACAAACCCTGGTGTCAAGAAAAAGACTGGGTGTTAATTGGCAGATATGCTGGTTCTCGTTTTAGATTAGAAGATGACCATGAAGTTAGAATCATTAATGACGATGACATCATTGGAACAATTCTAGATCCTGATGATATTAAATCTTTATAAGAGAGGTAAAGCATGGCAAACGAAGCAGAAAATTTAGACATAGAAATTACAGACGAGAAGATTGAAAAGGCAGCAGTGCCTGAGAAAAGACGCGTTGAAGAAGAAGTAAGCGATGAGGCTGTTGAAGTTTCTTTGGGCGATGATTCTCAAGAAGTTTCTCCTGTAACAGAAGACGAAGTTAAAGAAGACTTTGAAGTTTCTCCCAGAGTAGAGGAACAAGCAAAAGATTTATCTGAGGTAGAGAAGAGAGCATCTCTA